ACTCGTCGAACTCATGGAGACGGACTTCGAGCGTGTGATGTCTGCGGGTCTCGCCCGCCTACAGTTCGAAGCTACACAAGAGGCTATGGTTGCAGAGACTGGCAACAGCCCTGACGTGAAGCACGATCCGGAGACGAACATCGTCAAGGTCAGTTTTGGGAAGCCGCAATGATCAAAGACAACTGGACACTGAACAACTACCAGATGCAAGCGCGTGAGTTTGCTATCTACCCAGAGGATATGCAGATCATGTACCCCGCTCTCGGCTTGGCCGGTGAGGCTGGTGAGGTAGCGGACAAGGTAAAGAAGATTTACCGTGACGGACGTGATGATGCACGGTTCCACGCCGACATCGCCAAAGAGATTGGTGACGTGATGTGGTACTGTGCAGCCCTCGCTGATGACTTGGGATTCGATCTGCAACAGATTGCAGAAATGAACATGTACAAGTTGAAGTCTCGCAGAGCTACTGGTAAGATCGGTGGTAGTGGAGATGATCGATGATCAGTTCGGAATCTATGAGACACGAGGCATACATGAAAATGAAGGCAGAGGAAGCGGACATGGTAAACAGTCCGCCGCACTACAATCAGGCAGGGATTGAGTGCATCGATGCTATCCGCGCCGCTACCGGCGAAGGATACCAATACTACCTGCAAGGAAACATAATGAAGTACCTTTGGCGGTATCGCTACAAGAACCGCGTAGAAGACCTAAAGAAGGCACACTGGTACTTAGACAAGCTGATAAAGGAAACCGAAGATGAGTAATATGCTCCCCACCCCATATCAACAATTTATTCACAAGTCCCGCTATGCGCGTTGGCTCGAAACTGAGCAGCGCCGCGAGAACTGGGACGAGACCGTAGACCGGTACCTCAAGTTCATGGTCTATCAGGCTAAAGGCAAGCATCAGTTCGACTTGCCAGCGAAAGATATCGAAGACATTCGTGATGCCATCATCGGGCAGGAAATCATGCCGTCGATGCGGGCTATGATGACAGCGGGGCCAGCCCTCGCTCGTGACAATATTTGTGGCTACAACTGTAGTTACATCCCTGTAGACAGCCCCCGTGCGTTTGACGAGTGCATGTACATTTTGATGTGCGGCACAGGTGTGGGCTTCTCTGTCGAGCGTGAAAACGTAGACAAGCTGCCTGTCGTCAGTGATGCGATGCACGACACAGACACAGTGATCAAAGTTGGTGACTCCAAGCCGGGGTGGGCCAAGTCGTTGCGTGAGTTGATTGCGCTGCTGTATGCAGGACAGATTCCTATGTGGGACTTGTCAGACGTACGCGCATCTGGTGAACGCTTGAAGACTATGGGTGGCCGTGCCTCCGGGCCGGGGCCGCTCAACGATTTGTTCGTCTTCACCGTCGAACTCTTCAAGAAGGCACAAGGCCGTCGTCTCTTCCCGATTGAGTGTCACGACCTGATGTGCAAGATCGGCGAGATCGTAGTCGTTGGCGGTGTACGCCGCTCTGCTCTGATCTCCCTGTCGAACCTCAACGACGATCAGATGGCACATGCCAAGTCTGGTGCGTGGTGGGAGAACGAGGGTCAACGTGCGCTGGCTAACAACTCTGTTGCCTACAAGGGCAAGCCAGAGATGGGTACGTTTATGCGTGAGTGGTTAGCCCTCTACGACTCTAAGTCAGGAGAGCGTGGCATCTTCAACCGCGAGGCTGCAGACGTACAGGTTGCTCGTAACGAGCGTCGTGAGACGGGGCATATGTGGGGCACCAACCCTTGCTCCGAGATCATTCTACGCCCGTACCAGTTCTGTAACCTGTCGGAAGTTGTCGTACGTGAACACGACACGCTCGACTCGCTCAAGCGCAAGGTACGCCTCGCTACAATCTTGGGCACCCTGCAGTCCACACTGACTGACTTCAAGTATCTGAGGAAAGTATGGAAGACAAACACGGAAGACGAACGCTTGTTGGGCGTATCCTTGACTGGTATTATGGACCACTCAATTTTATCCAAGACCGTCGATTCCCCTCGTTGGCTCGAAGAGATGCGGCAGACCGCCGTCGATACGAATCTCAAGTATGCAAACATGCTCGGAATCCCACAGTCGGCTGCTATCACTTGTGTCAAGCCGTCGGGTACTGTGTCTCAGCTAGTGGACGCCGCAAGCGGAATTCACGCTCGTCACAATGACTACTACATCCGTACCGTCCGGGGTGACAACAAAGACCCCCTGACGCAGTTCCTCAAGGAGCAAGGGGTGTACAGCGAGGCTGACGTGATGAAGCCGGACTCGACTACTGTCTTCTCGTTTGCCATGAAGTCGCCTGACGCAGCTGTGACACGGACACAGATGACGGCTATCGAGCAGCTAGAGTTGTGGAAAACGTACGCAATTCATTGGTGCGAACACAAGCCGTCCGTCACCATCTCGGTGAAGGAAGACGAGTGGATGGAAGTAGGTGCGTGGGTGTACGAGAACTTTGACGTTGCGTCCGGTGTCTCGTTCCTGCCACACTCTGACCACACGTACCAACAGGCTCCGTATCAGGACATCGACGCGGACGAGTACCTCGAATGGCAAGAGCGGTACGGCAAGCTAGAGATTGACTGGCAAGCCCTGTCCGACTACGAGCGGGAGGACAACACCTCCGGTTCACGCGAACTCGCTTGTACTGCAGGTGTGTGCGAAGTGGTGGACTTGAATGCCGCCTAAGCCTAAAAAGAAACCTCCCCTCGTATGGAAGCGGGGGGAGGACTACGTGATATACAATCCACCACGTCGCTCTGAGCAGTGGGATGAATGGAAGAAGGTAAAGGAAAAGTACGAGGATGATCGAAGTAAAAATAACACCTGAACTGGTCGAACGTGCAAAAAAGAAAACTGCCCATATAGGCGTCCTACAGGGCAGCATCACGGGCAGTGCTAGTCATGTGGTGGGTGCTATAGGCGAACTTATCGTAGCCGACCTCACGGGTGCTACAGAGGCGAATACGCACGACTACGATCTTATCCTGAACGGCAAGCGTATCGACGTGAAGACCAAGCGGTGCAACACTCGTCCCCGTGACTACTACGACTGTTCAGTAGCCGCACACGGATCGAAGCAAGACTGCGACTCGTACGTTTTCGTACGCATCAAGATCGACGGCACACGTGCGTGGGTCTTGGGCGAGATAGATAAGCGTGACTTCTATAAAAATGCCACGCACCACCGCCGGGGGGATGTTGATCCGGACAACGGATTTGTGTTCAAGGCGGATTGCTACAACCTTGCAATCAGCGAGTTACAAGACATTGAAACCGAAAGCACAACTGTTCAAGCTCGAAGCTAACCTACTCACTAACGGTAACATCGAGCTAACGTACGACTCTGTACGTCCGGAAGATTTCGAGCGTACAATGAATGAAGGGATGCCGGAGTACGAGGGTTCGCACTCGGTAGCATCCCTTCTTCGCTACTTACGTACCGTTGCCGAAGAGGCTATGCAGAAGTCTTCCGCATACCTTTAGTAGCACCGGCAATACGATCTGCGGCAGTGGGCTTAGGGTTGTTGTCGATCCCCGCGTTCACACTGAGCATACCAAAGGCTTCACCGCCCTTAGCCATCTTCTTCTTCTTCTTTTTCTTTGTGGCCATGCCGCCGTACATCATCGGCTTGCGCTTGGCAGCACCACCATACATCATGGCCTTGCGCGGGCCGTTGTTGTACATCTTCATCAGCTTTGTTCCTCTTCTTCAAGTTGCTGAGTATAGTCTTCGAGCATCTTTCTGCCTTCTTCACCGAGTTGACCAAGCTCGGAGATCAAAAAGTCTGTGACGAGATTGTCGAAGGTATCCAAGTCTGCCTTCGTCATATCTTTTGGGAACTTGATCATACGGAGCATGATATCCGCAGCTTCCTTGTTGCCCGCTGCGAGTTTCATCAGGTCGAGTCCGGCCTGTGAGGCGAGTGACACACCAAATTCTGCAGCCACGTACTGCGGCGAAACCATACCACGTGCGAGGTTGAACGCACGAGAGATAAGCTGATTGGTGTTCATCGGGCGTACGATGTTATCGATCTTAGGCTCGATACCTTGCTGACGACTGACGTACGCCATCTCCTCACTCAAGGTTTCGGCGATGTCAGATACAAACTGCTGATGATCAGAGTCCATGTATCGTCCGAGAATGGCCTTGACGTTGTCCCGCTCTAGGGCTTCGACTATCATCTCTGGCGTGTACAATGCCATGTTAGTGAATTCTTCACCGTCGAGACCTACATTCTTTTTGCCCTGTACCGGAGCGACTCCGCCGTAATCCATCATACCGCGTACCAAAAGGTACGAGATACCTTTGTCGAAGGCTTCCTCTGTTGCAAAGGTGCGCTGGGTTTCACCGACTTTTACAGTGAAACGATCTCCTACTTTTCTGAGAACTTCTTCACGAAGCTCCTCGATGGCTTCGGCAGAACCACCCACAACCATCTTCTCGAAGAACTGACGCGGCGTATTCTGACCGATAAATCGATTGATCAGCTTCGCACCTTCGTCTTGAATCCCTGTATCGGCGATCAACTTAGTACGAACCGCTTCGGACTGTTGAGCGACTCGACGTTGATACTTTCCGTACTCTTCGAGGATTACCATGTCGCTCGGATCGCCGTCGCCTGAACGTGCCCTATTCAGGATGCTTGCAATTCCACGATCCTGTTCGAGCATGTCATCGAGATCGACGAGCTTCATACGTACCGGACGATCCTTGCCCGGAACTTTTACGAGTACGGTTAGAGCGTCCTGTACCTCGTTGAGGTTCTCAATAGACTCCCAGTCGTACCCGCCGCCCTGAGTAGCAGCGAGGGGAGACGAGCGTTGTTGCAACTGTTTTGCAGCTTGCTTGCCCCACTTAGCGTACACGACTTCTTCGAGTACGTTTTTGACGAGGTTGAAGTCCCTCTCCCCTACGTCAGTAGACAAGTCGAATACAAACTCTGCGCCGCCCATGCGGGATATGTCGCTAAACTCTTGAATGAACTGATCGCGAACCTTTACGATAGAAGTCATAGCTGCATCGTCACCACGAAGAGCTTTCGAGATACTTTCTGTGAAGGGATCGAAGGCTTCGAGAGGCGTGATATTTTTGTATGCGATCTGGAAGAGACGGTCACTGATGACGGCTCCCTCCGGAATCTCCTCCCCGATACCAACATCCTCAAAGAAATACGTCTCCTGCCCTTCGCTGTCTTCGAGCTTTCCGACAGCTTTCACAGGACCATTCTGTGACTTGTGTACCTTCCCGAGAGGACCGTTGACGCGCAGCTTGTCGAACCATTCCGTCTGATAGATTGAACGAGCTTTTTGCCAGTCAGCAAAGAGTTCAGGAGCTTGATCCTTGATCAGCTTCTCGACGTTACGGCTATATCCGTCGTACATCGAGGCTAGCTCGTCGTCTCCGGTACGAATAGCGTAGTCTCGGAAGGCTGAGTATACGTCCATGACCTCACCGGGCGTAGCTTTGAACTCCGGGCCTTCACCTCTATTCATGTAAAACAGCATGATGTCGAGAGGCTGTGCGTTCTCACCCAAGAAGTATTCACCCGCATTCGGGTTCGTGTGGAGCTTACGGAGATTTTCGTACGTGTTGCCTTCCAAGCCTTCGAGAGAACGTACGGCCATACGGTTTGCGACCGTGTACATCTGACGACCGAGCGTACCCGTGAAGAACTTGGACTTCTTGTTGAAGAAGGCTTCGAGCGTACCCGCATCTTCCGGGGCAAACTCCATCAGGTCCATGATCATCTTGTTGACAGTGATCGTTTTGCCCGCCTTACGAGCCTTTGAGTCCACCCCAACAAAGCCACGCTTCGCTTTACGCTTCATATTCTTGAGACGTTCTACCATCGACATCTCAAGGTTACGTGCGGTCATCTTGAGGTGCTTAGAGTCGTTGCGCCGATAGAGGGCGATGTTCTCCATACGCTGTGCGAGTAGTTCTGTATTACGAGCGTACTGTGCGTCGAGCTTGCCGAGCATAGCTACGTCGTCAACGAGGGTAGGAGCGAGAAGCTCTAGCTCCATGTCGTCGAGTCCTTCGAGCATACCGGGAGGAATCTCTGTGTTCGGATCGATTAGGATGTTTTCTCGGAAGGACGTGATCTGTTCGGAGAGAGCCGCCTTCTCTGTGTTGACGAGGCGCGTCTGGGCCGTCTGTGCCGCTTCTAGGGAGCGGATGTAGTTTTCTACTTCTTGTGGATCGTTAATATCGGTACGATTTGCGACCATCTCACGTAGGCGGCTAATCATCTGTGCCGTCTTGCCAGACTCGGCTTCCATCACACGGAGATACTTCTGTTGTGCTGTGAGATTCTTCAAGCTGCCCGCATCACGTGCATCGACGCTAAAACGTGCAAGCCTGTTAGCGGCATTCATAAAACCGATACCAGACTGACGAGCAAAATCTGTTGCGACAATCTTCTCGATTTCGGGACGCATCTTCGGGGGAAACGCCTCTACGATACGGGCCATACGATCCTGATGCTTTTGCATCGAAGTTACGACTTGATCGAGTCCGTCATCATCGAGAGCGGCAGACACTCGTCCCACGTATGTGAGAGCCGTTTCAACCTCTCGTGGCATATCTTCACCGGTACGAGCCTTGTAGGTATCGCGTACGTTTTGCATGTTGCCGTCGCGGAGGTACCCTTTGATACCGTTTACACCGAGAGCAGCAAAAGGAATGTTAGCAATAGATTCGACCACACCGAGTCCCTTGCCTACAATATCACCACCCTGCTGATTTACCCAGTACGCGGCACTACCTACGCCTTTAACTGTAGGCTTACCTATTGCCATATACATCAGGGCACCGATACCCTCTGCAGCTAGGCGATCTCCTCCGAAGAAGTCGCGCACACCCTCGCTTTCACCCATATAGTACATGGCAGCAGAGAGTGGAGCCGCTTCGATAAAGTTTTCCTTGATGTTCGGAATGACACGACCCGTAACTCCTGACCGAAAGGCCATACCTCCGAGACGGTTGTACTCGGCCTCAACTGTACGATACTGGGAAGACTTTTTGTTGACGCCGTTGCTACGCATGTCGCGCATCTGTTGAGACAGCACGTCACGTTCTTTGAGTATCTTGGTCAGGTTTCCTGTGGCACGATCTATGCCGAGAGCGTACAAGGCACTCTTCTTGTTGAAGCTCGAAACCATGCCCTCCATACGCATAGCCTCACCAGCCTGTATGGTGGACATACCCTTATACTTTGCAAAGAGTTCGATGTCGGCGTCTGTGGCGTCCGGCTTCGATGCACGTTCTGCGAGGTCTTTGAGTTTTTGCTCTACGCCCAAGATGTCCTTACGACCGGTCGCGGCCTTCATCTTACCGGCACCGGCCATCATCAGGGATGCTTCAGCGAGTACCAAACCGTACTGCTCTTTGTTACTCAACTGATCGATAGACGTGTTGAGAAGGACTTGTGCCATGTCCTCAGTGACGTACGCGGGCTTCACAGTGACCGTGTTGCCTTCTGCATCAGTGTACGTTTGAGTGGTGAGTCGGTCGTACGTTTCTTGATCGATTTCGCCGTTAGCGAGTTGCCGCTCAAGGTCCATCTCGACCATTTCATTCATAACTTGCGAAAGCTGCTTGATGCCGAGATTGTCCGACATCACACCCTTCCACCAGCGACTCGCCTTCTCCCGATCAGGAGCCATCTTGTTCCACTCGTCGATCCACTCCTTGCTGGTTTCGGAACCAGTCAGGAATGCACCTACGTTAGATACACCTGTCTTGTACGTCGCCTTCACTGCGTCCCAGCCGTAGTTGACTGCGATGTCCGGAAGATACACACCCGTACCAATGACGGCACCCTCGTACACCTTTTCGACGAGAGCATCCCAGAAGTTGCCTGACGAGATATTGCGTACAAACACACGCTCGATTACGTTTTGATCGGCCTGTGATAGTTGACTCCCGTCAGGGTTAGTCATTCCGGAGAAGGAGTCACTCACGACACGGGCGATAGCCGCCTTACCCTCGAAGATGTTTTGCTGTACGGTGAGAAGTTCCGGGTTGGTACGCGCTTCCTCTGTGGGGGCGAAAACGTACTCACCTTCACGTACCTGCTGACCAAACTCTACCGGAGTGATGTCAGGCTGCTGTTGTGTGAAGAACTTGAAAGCGTTAGAAAGACGTTGCTCTGCTTTCGCCTTTACGTTCGGATTGACGGTGTCATCACCAGCAATTCGTACCATGTTCGAAAGCTGATCAGACTCCAAGTTGCCGAGCTTTTGAATGTCACCCGCAACAATCTTTTGACGAAACTCGTCTTCCGTGAGAGGACGCTGTTGTTCTTCGATGCTTCGCTTCGCCATCTCTCCCGTCGTTTCGACGATAGGCATACCCGTGGTCGGGTCCGTTCCGACTTGAAAGCCTTTGTCTACTCCGGTGGTTTCTTCTTTGACGATACCGCCGCCCGTAATCACTTCGGCTGCACCGGAAATGGTCTCTACCGGATCAGGAAGAATTCGAGGAATGCCCGACTGCCGAGACGCTTCCTCTACGATTTGCGATGTGGGTGTAGCCATTAAGTCGTTGTCCCTTTGACAGCAGCGATGATATCCGGATCAGTGATAGTGTTAAAGTCGCCATCTACAACAGTACCGTCATCAAAGACTGTGTAATCATCCGGGTCGATAACGGGCTTTTCCGGTTGCGGCGGGGCAGCAGAGGCAGTTGCCACATTTCCGTTACGATTGAGGAAGTCCACTGCGATTGCCGCATCCACAATCTTGTAGTCGTTTGCTGTGGCAGGGCGATCATCAGAGGCGTACCGAGCAAAGACGGCGTACTGCTGCTGTTTCTTTTCAAACTCTCTAATCGATACTTGGAGGGCTGCTTGAGCCTGTCCGATGGTCTGAAAGTTTGAGCCGAGCTTGCGAAGCTGCAGTTCGATGTCTTGGTTCGACAAGCGACCAGACGGGTCTGCGGCACGAGCCATCTCAAATGCAAGGGAGATACGCATCGCTTCGAGTGCGGCCATCTTTTCGTCGGGAGCGTTTGCTACACGGGCGTTGAGGTATGCTTGATACTCTGTTGTGAAACGCTCATCGTTTTCTAGGTTGAGAGACCCCTCACTAAATGGATTGAGATCACGGACTGCGTTACCGAGAATACCTGTGTCGAGATCAAAGTAAGCAACCATCTTGCCCTTGAAGGCTTGATACGCCATGCTGTACTGGATTTCTTCGCCGTCATCTTCCCGCTTACGGAAACCCTCGAACTCGTCATAAAGAGCTTGGAGACGCTCGGCAGTATTACGCAGAGTCTCCTGACCGTCCATGAACGTCTTGAAGTCGGCGGTGTCCGCCTTTTCTCCGAATACCTTAGTGAGGATGTACCCCTGAACAGTCTCGACATCCGTCTCGATAACCTCTTCTCCGAAGATAGCGGCTTGAGGTTTGTTCTTTCGACCGGGGAGGTGGGGAGCGAGAGCGTACACGGCCATCGTGAAGTCACCACCTGTGATCTCGCGTACTTGTGATGCGATACGCTTGACGGCTGCTTCCGCTGTCCCGCCGTCCATCATAGCCGGAAGGAGTTGCGGAGTTACATTTTGAACACCTTCGATGCTCGTACCCATCTCAATAGACGCCTCTAGGGTGCGCTTCTTGTACGTGTTAGGGATACCGGCAAGGGTCATGTAATTGCTTGTCCACTGCTTGAACAAGAGGCGATCATCGTAGCCCAAGTTGGCAGCGATGGCGTTGTGCATCTCTGCGTCCATACCGGTAAGTCCGGAGATAATCAGGATTTTCTCCTCTGGCTCTCCGGTATCTGCGTTGACGCCCTTTACGACCGGACCCATAGAGTTGAAGGGGCTGTCCGGAAACTGTTCGTTGTGATTTATGATCTGGGCATCGAGATCGAAAAGAGCAGGATCAGTGGAGTGTGTTCCGCCCGCCTCATCTACAATATCATCACCGTATGTATCTTTGATGTAGTCGTCGAGGTAGTTCAAGCCCTTGTAGAGAACACCCGTGCCGCTAACATCTGGGGCACGACGCAAGCCCTTTGTTTCGTCAGTCTCAGCAGCGATAACAGCACGACGCGCGGCGTTCACAGATGATGACAGAGTTCCGGCTTGTTGCTTGCTCAAACCGCCCATAACGTCTTCGAAGTCCGGACTGTTTGCGAATCCGGCAACTTCAGAGAGCCACATGCGAGAGGTTGATGCGTCACCCTTCCACTCTGTATTCCATTCGATGCCGCCGAGCTTGTACTTATCTACTTCGTCATCATCATCTACAGTTGACTTGAGAGAGCCGAGCAAGCTCGTCATTTCTTCATCAGAAAGAATGTCGTCACTGCGCGTACCAAAAAGGTCGATACCCCCACGAGCTTGCATCTGCTCTTCGGAGCTAGCGATCATCTTCTGTATTGCCTCTACGTTAGCGTTGTTGAAGTTGTCACCGACAGAGGATACAAGGATAGCATCTCGCAGCTTGTCAACACGCTCCCGTTCACTCGCACGTTTTTCGATCTCAAGCCCGATATTTTGAGTGAAACCTTGTACGAGTCCTGATGCAAGTGCGTAGCCGATACCCATCGCTTACGATTCCTTCTTCGTCATAGTCATAAAGTTTTCCTCGCGAGGAGGTTGAGGTGCCTGCCCACGACGGATACCCTCGTTGATCGTTTCACTGACATACGAGAACATAGCCGGATTGTTTTCTCGCATCATCGAGAAGAACGTACGATCATCCATTTCATCTTCGGTCAGGGCGTCGTCATTTTCGAACAAACGGTAAGGTACGTTTTCATCCTCTGCCACAGACGCGATGTACATAGCCAGCGGACCCTTGATCAGCAAGCCTACGTCCGGGGAGAAGCCACCCTCCTGAAACGCCTGAAAAAGGTACCCCTCGACGAGTGCCTCAACAGACGCACCTACCATGAGGAGCTTCATCATTTCTTCGCGTACGTGTGGTACCTCTAAAGAGTCCACCGCCTTGCGAAGTACGGATTCCGGATCAACGTCTTCCTGTGGCTTTCCCCACGGCCAACGCTCATTGTCAGACGTGAGACCGTAGCCCGGAGGTGCCATAGAAAACGGGTCTTTAGCTTCGATAGTGCCGCGTTGTGGGAGCATTTCTTCAGCCATACTTATCTTACCTTGATATCACCGGGTTGTTTCGTTGCTAGGGTACGTCGTCCGGGACGTGTCGTAATCGGAGTTGCGTATTTAGCAGCGAAGTCACGCATCTGTTGATTAGAGCTTTCGGTGAGCATACGACTCACTGCAGAAGCTACGCGGGGATCAGATTGTACCATCCGCTGTACCGGGTCCATACGCATCGCACGAGTGGCGGGCTGACCGCGAGTCAATTCGGCAACAGAGCGAGGACGTGCTGCTTCGGGGGCCGTGAATGGCTGCACACCCTTCATGCCCTCTTTACCTTTTATCGCACCCGTACTAACAAGAAATGACTCTGCTAGACCCATGCCTTCTTTCGTACCAGTTTCACCGCCCGATCCGCCAGTGATTGCGGCGATACCGAGCGGTATGAGTGCAGTCAAAAGATTCATACTTACGATCCTCTATTTGCGTACCACAGAGCCAGCCAATTGCCGATACCGGCAGCAAGCTGATCTTTCTGTTGTTGATTGTAGAGTGATTTAGAGTTGGCAAACTCCATCGCCATTATACCGACCTCATGTTGCCGCTGCAAGTACGATTCGTTTTTCTGGAAGTTCCACGCTGCGTTGTCGCGGTACTTTTGCCACAAATTGTTCAGGGCGTTTTGGCTTGCGTTGAACAAGTTCTGAGCGTTGATACGGTTTGTTTCATTTTGCACGGCAGTATCGGCAGTGTTGACTTGTCTGCGCCACTGTACGTTTGACTGATCAACGGCAAACTGCATATTTGCGTTGAATTTCTCTCGGTTGTCACGCATCGCAGCATTGAACTGACTCTGTGCGTTGATTTCTCCCGCGTTAAACTGATCAACAGCGGCCTTTCGGTTCGAGTTTGCCGTCTCGACTTGTGATCCGAGTTCGGCAAAAAACTCCTCAACTTGTAACTCGTTCTTTGCGTTGAACTGCTGACGTGCGTTCTCTTCGGCAGCATCCTTGAAGATAGCCTGTGTTAAAGCATTGTACGAAAGTGTGTCCGCCTTCTGCTGAGAATCGAGATTTTTTGTTTCGGTTGCAAGGAGAAGCTGCGCGTTTGTTACGGCTCCCTGCAAGCGGGCAGAGAGGTTTGCCTTGTCCATACCCGCTACTTGTGCGGCGTTAGCGAGAGCGGCTTGCTGTTGATTGTTGAGATTTTGTAGCTGGATCGTGGCATACTTGTTGGCGTCTTGTGTCGCGATGACTATCCCAGACTCCATGACAGCTTGTGTCATAGCTGCTGCGGCCATCGACGAGGCACCCAAACCCCGGGCTTGCATAATACCCGCAACCTTTCGGACAGCCGGGGCGGCAAACGCAGGCATGGGCTTGCCCTCTTCGATACTGCTGAGAAGCTCCCCGAGTTGGTACTGTACAGTGGCACGTTCGTCGAGTTCTTGGGTAGCAGCGGTTGCCATCGCTCCCGGAGATAGCGTGCCCTCGACTTGCGTCATGTCGATCTGAGGTGCGATTTCAATCTGTGCGGCGTCCATCGCCTCGACTTGAGGTGTAATCTGTTGTATCGGACCTATCTGTCCCAAGTCTGTTGGAGCAGTAGGCGTTGTGACTTCGATACCCGTGGTTGGAGCGATGCCTGTCGGGGCTACAACTTGACCGAGAAGTTGCGTCCCGGTAATTGCTTGCATCTCCCCCGTTTGCACCGCTGGACGCACCACATCAACTTGAGGCACCCCGGCCTGTTGTCCGGCGGCGAGTGAGCCGATTTCGGTCATCAGGTCGGTGTCGGTGGATATCTTATCTTGTTGAGCCATCTTTACCTAATTCCCATAAATACTGTGACGACCATAGCCACAACTAAAATCGTACTCCCCATAATCATCGCCTCAAGACGCCACATGCGCTTGTCGAGGGCGTCGAGCTTCTCTTGAACAGCAGCATAGCGGATAGCACACTCTTTCTCGTGCGCTTCGAGTTCCATCTGGGTTTTGAGTACGGGTTCCATCGCCAGCTTCATCAGTCGGCGTCAGCGATTGTCAAGTCACCTGCTGCGACCTGTCGTTGAATTTCGGCGTAGTGTTGGTTGGCCGGGTCGAGAGGAACTGAACTTGTGATGCCATCAATAACCACTATGATGCTAACATTAGTGCCGTCAATAGCCACATATTTTGCTGATGTAAAATTTATTTCATTCATGTTTACAACTCTGCGTCAAGTTCATAGTGCCACATAAAAAATCCAGTCTGGTCCATAGACGTACTGTAATAAAGACCACTTTTGTTGCTGCTAAATGCGACTAAAATAGCTTCTTTGTTTGTATCACCAGCACCTTCAAAACCACCGCTTCCAGACGTGCCTGTTTCTGGCACATAAAAAGTGAACGTAGGTGTTGCCCTCATTTGATGATAAAAATCGTGGGTATATCTCCATGTATTTCCAGAAGTAGGAACCGCGTTCATGCTACAACCAGTTGACGTAACTGTTCCGGCTGCAGTCCCATCAACGTAACTTTTTTGATAATATCTTTTGCATCTTTCGCACTCATCCGCAAACGACCGATGCTCGAACGGCGTGGCCTGTTCGCCGAGTTCAAGCTGGACGCCGGTGATATATAACTCGTTATCGGTGCTGGCGGTGAGATTGCCGATATCGTTTCTGTAGTCAACACGAGTGGTAGAAAAAGCAGTGCTGTCAGAACTGGCAGCATTTGTTCCAGAACTAGAACCCGCAACAACCCACGAAAGTCTCAATCCCTCTCCAGTGTCATTGTCTATTGTTGCAGATGTACTGCCGGGGACTGTCATTGTATATCTCGCCCAACTGGTTGTGGGTGTGAAACTCTTTGCAAAAAATTCTTTTGTTCCATCTCTTGTATTCAGCGTCACGGAAATATTGTCACTAAATGAAACGGCTTTCATATACCACGAAACTGTTATGGACTTTGCATCAGAAGTACCAAAACCTAACTGCTGTACATCTTGTGCTTCAAAACGATGTTGTAAATCTATCATCTGCGTACCAGAGATAGAGGTGTTGGCAGTGGTGCAATCCAGTTTTATAGAATTGGCAAAACCGGAGGGTGTATCCGTTGACTGTGATACAGCTATAGCCCCGCCGATAGATGCGTTAAAATTTAAATAATACCTGTCAACTGTGGTGTAGCCTTCGTTAGAGCCATCAGAGACGGTAACTGCGCTTGTGCCTCGCTGCGCCACTTCCATCGCACCGTTGATGACAAGATTCCTATTTGACAACGCCGACTGCGAACCAATCAGTGCGGCTAGCTCTGCTGCCTTACTCATGCGAGGTCTCCGTGAACTACACACATTGTATTATCAGCATCAATGGATGAATGGTCTACACCGCGCGTGATAATCTCAAACACAGAAGTGCTTGGAGTGCCGTTAATATCAACATGAACTTGATTAGAAATAGCAGGGCCACAATAATCTGCATTATTCATTGCACTCGCAAAGGCAAATTGATATCGCCCTGTTCCGGGGTCTGTCGTACTGGACAGATTAAAGCTATCAGAAGCAGTGGCACTTTTATCGGAGTGCGCCCACATTTTTGCACTTCCCTCCGCGACAAAAGACATGCCAATGCTGTTGTTTCCGCTGGCATCCTTCAGGGTGTTTACTCTAAGTTCACTAGCCATTATGCGAGGTCTCCGTGCGTTACAATCATAACCGTGTCAGCGTCAGCGTTTGCTCTGTCGCTGTGCTGAATATTAAAAACTCTTGCAAATGAGGTCTGATTGTCGCCGTGAAATGTAGATGCGAAGGTGTCATTAGCACGAGATGTGCTTGTCAAAGCGTAGTCATTGTTTCCATAGTTTGAACTAAAGTTTACGTTGTAATTTCCCGTGCTATTGTCAGTAAAACTAGCCACATTTAGGCTGTCTCTAGCAGTTAATGTTCCTGAACTGTCAAAGTGTGTCCACTGTTTCGCCAGCCCCTGCTGTAAATTTGTTGTGGTCGAGTTGCCCTCGCCGGTAATCGCAATAGACCCAGCCGTGGCTACCCCTGTGATTGTATCGACTTTGAGTATGCTTGCCATTATGCGAGGTCTCCTGCGTTAATCACCGACATCGGGTCCATGTCTATCATTGCAGTGCCATTAGTGTTTTTTGTCCTATAAACAATCAACGATGAAGTGTATTCTGCTGCAATCATATCATTGTCGGCACCGCCATTATAAGCAGACAAATAAGCCGTATCATTGCCACTGCTACGAGAAACATTAGTTACAGTTGAAGCATAATCTGAACCAGTGAAGTTGTTGGTATAATTGTATGTTTGAACACCCGTGGTGTTATCTGTTACAGAACTGCTATTTAGACTGCCATCTACTGCGTTATTTATAGCGTCATACTTTACAAAGTATTTATTTGCACTTTGCTTCGTCAGCGCAACCGGCCCCGTACCCGCCTTATCCGCAATCGTGTCTACATTCAATACGCTGGTCATACGATGCTCCAATATCCGTTAACAGTGACGGTAGCACTCTGTGTAATCGGCCCTGCCGACAGACCGTTCTCGTCGCTGTCAATCGTGATGTCTGCGCTGATGGTCTGACCGTTCAAGCGGATAATCGAATTGTTGCCCTTGAAGGGATAGCGTGTGTCGCTTTCCGTCTTGGTGTACGAGTTCGCCACAGAGAAGGTATCGTAGATGACCATCTCTACCACGTCGTTCAGAGACGCACTCGTGACCAAGACAACCGTCGTGCCGGTGGTAGCTGTGTAGTCCGTGCCGGGCTTCAAAAGGACGCCGTTCTGATACACGTCCATGTACAGACTGTCCTGATACGTCAAGACCTTACTGTCGGCATCGCTGCCACTAAACGAGGTCTGCCCCGCAGTCGCCTGATATACGAAGCGGTTGCGGAAACCTACTGCGGGGGATTTACCTATGTATGGCATTCGTTTCTCCTAGCAAGCCATCAAGACGCATGGTACGAGATACGTGCCATCATCGTAAGTATGTGACTTAGTGATCGATGTGACCTTCGCAATCGTCTTGCTGCGAACAATGTCATCGTCCTGCGGCTTGGCAGTGCCATCACCGGCTGACATCAGTAAGTCGCCTCGTGCTACTGTCGTGTCCTTTGCAATGCGGATGACAAAGTCTCCTGTCATTGCGACGTGCATATCGGCTGTGTAGTCCTCGTCCTCATCGTCCCAATTAACAAAAACCCCAGCGACGTTTGCATCACCCTCAACAGATGACACAGCCATACAATTAAGTTGCTCGTTCTCCTCGTCGTAGGCAGCAACGGCTGGTGTCTTTTCATCGCCAACCGATACCTCTTCGGGCAATTCGTCGCCTTCCACGTAATAGGTAGCTGGCTGCGCCTCGTGATGCCAAACTGCCATCTGGTCAAGATTGGTCATCACTGTGCCTTTAACGAGGCCATCGATGCGGTTGCCGTCTGTTGCTTGGGAGAACCTTGCAAGCGTGCCACCAACATACTGGACAGTGCTTCCTGTAACTTGAATTTTACCTTCTTGATTTCCGTCTTGGAAAAACTCCATCAACGTACCGTCGTCAGTGTTTCGGCGTATGCGTAAAACCTTTTCTCCATTTCTGGTCATACTCATAAGGTCGCCCGGAGTAAAAACTGCACCTTCGGAAGCTGTACTGGTATCTGTTTTGCCCACCAGCAGACTGCCGCCGCTATTAATCCGCACACGTTCTGAAACGTCGGAACCAGAGGCGGCTGTTAAAAAAGTTATAGCGCCATTATCAGAACCATCTTCAGCGAATGACATTTGAGCATATCTGTCGCCTCCACTACGCCCTTCGTTTCTTCCTTCTAATATAAAATTTTTATTTGAACCTGTTTGCTCCGCAGCAATAACACTGTTGTTGGCACCGCCCAGTTTCAAGAGTGTAGAAACGTCACCGTTCTGAGTGGTGAAATCTGATGTCCCGATGCCGACAAATCCAGTGTGATTTATTCTGACCCTTTCTGTTGCGCCATCCGACCCATCAGTATTAGTTTCAAACACCAACGAAGTGTCATTGCCGCCCTCACGGTCAGCGACAATTGCTGCCACTTCGCGGTTTGAACCAGCATCAGCCGTGCGCTTAAAAGAAATTCGGCTCTCGTTTCCACTTGTGTTGTCAGCTTGACTGATTGTAAGAGCGTTGAACTCACCAGACGATGTGGTGCCAACCGTCAGGCTATCAACATCACCAACGCCTTCTCCTGTGATTTTTGTCAGCGCCACTGTCTATCTCCTTATGCGTAGGGGGAGTCGCCAAGCACAGACGTATCCCAAGCTGCCTTCAGCTTTGCAATCGTGTCTGCATCTGTAATTGCTTGTGCTGCAGGTGCATCACGCAGTGCCTTCTTCTTTGCTACGGAGGCAGTCTTGGCAGACGCATCGTCAGCCTCAAGTGCCTTCATATAGACCACGTCCTCTGCCTCTAGCAGCGGCGCACGAACTTCGCGGATTTTGTCCTTGAAGATTACTTTGGCTGCATCCATGTCTTCAGAGATGACTTTGCCACTTAATGACCATGCACCACGAAAGTGACGGTCAGAAGGGACGGTAGCCGTGGAGGCATCAATCTG